TAAATGTTATTAAAACGCATATTATTACTATTTTCTCTATATCATTTGCTTTATCATGTAAGGGCATAGGGTGCTTTTATTATATGTATTGGTTAGTTATACTTACAAAAGATTTTGGGATAAAAGGTAGTAAAAGTTATATGACAAGGGATAGCAATAAATAGTATTTGAAAAAAGGTGTAGAAATGGGTAAAATCAAGGTAGAATAAAAAGTATCAAAAAGCGAAAAAAAGATAGAAAAAGATAAAAGTGGTTCAGAAAAGAGTTAAAAAGCAAAAAGTGAAGTAAAATATTTTTAGGGATAAAAAAGTTTGAAAAAGAGTTATGACAATAAAAGAAAGGGAGTGAGAGAATGCGTAAGGTCGATTATGAAGATATGCTGATTAGTAATCTAGTGAAAGCTAGAGAAAAAGAAGTAAGCGAGTTGCAAAAGAAAGTAAATACGTGGTTGAACAAAAAAGGTTATTATCAAATGAACTTGGAACAAAAACAAGAGTTCTTATTAACCAAAGAAGGTATTGTCCTTATTGAGAGTTTAGCCAAAAAAGATTTATCGTTAGTTCAGATAGCAACAACGCTAGAAATCACGCAGAAAACATTACACGCATTTTCGAGAGAGAATCCTGAAATCTATGACGCAATAGATAGGGGTAGAGAACAAAAGGAAAACTTGGTAGTTGAAGCTCTTTATGCTGCTGCTCAAGATAGATATATAGAAGAAGAAACAATATTTAAAACAAAAAGTGGAAGAAGTGATCGTGAGAGCGAGAGAATCCAAACTTATAAAAAGTTCATACCAGCGAATTTCAAAGCAATAGAATATATACTTAATAGTAAACGTTCTATGGAATATAAACGTAAGGCAGAAGAAGATTTATTAGAAGAAAATAAACCTGCCGTTTTTGTCATAAAAATTGCTGGGGAATATGAAGATGAGCCAAACGAGTAGTATTGAGGTTGTAAAGCCGTTTAGAGATATGTGGTTGCCTAGAAAAGAGTTGGCAAAAAAGCATAATCACGATATTTACCAATTTATCAATATAAGCGGTCGTGTTGCTGGAAAAACAATGAACTTTATTCAGTTGATGTTTTATAAGGGGTTAAATTACCCTACGCACGATATAGTAGTATTAAGAGCAAACAGTTCACAACTTAAAGAAAGCGTTTTCAAAGCGTTCCAAAAGTATTGTTTAGATAAATTACCGTTAGAAATCTTTAGTAGAATCAAGTTTAGAGCTAGTCCACCGTTACAAATCACTTTACCTGCTGGAAATAACATCTTTTTTGGTGGCGTTGGTATGGGTAGTAAGAGTGGATCTAACCAATCTCGTGGTAAAGAAACTGATAAACCAATAAGTTTGCTGATAGTTGAAGAAACACAAGAAATATTTAGTGGAAATTCACAAGGTGAAGAACTTTTAAAGCAAAGTATAGCAACGTATATGCGTTTTCTTGATGATAAAATCGGTTTTGTAATTTATGCTGGTAATAGAGATAGAAATGTTAATGGAAAGTTCAATATTTGGGTGCGAGAAAAAGAAAAAGACAAAGATTTCTTGATAATTGAGAGTTCTTACTTCGATATTTACCAATTTCTTAACCAAGCAACCATAAGAATGATAGAACAAGAGAAAGAATTAAACCCAAATAACTATAAATATATGTATTTAGGGCAACCTGTCGGTGGTGATGACCTAGTTTATGGTGCGTTTACCGAGAGCGTTCACGTTTTACCAACCAAATTTAAAGTAGATACAAGCCAAATATTCCAAGTTTACGTGGGGGTTGATGGTAGTTCTACTAGAGATAAAACCGTATTTATGCCTATTTTTCAGTTTAAAAATGCAAGATTAGTGTGTAAATTAGGCGATATGCTATATCACGATCCAAAAAAGAACGGAATTGTTAGAAATAATATTATGGCTCAAAAGTATGTAAAAGTATGGTTGAGAGCTTTAATAGAAAAGTATGCGTTATATAACATTAAGATAACATTTGTTATAGATGGGCATAACGCTGACTTGATAGAAAACTTGGAGTTTGAATTATCGCCTTTTAATAACTTGGCATTTGTTAAGTTTACTAAAAAAGATTTAGTAGATACAAGCGAAAAGGTAAACAACGCATTTACACAAGAGTTATTATTTTTAACTGATGAAGATTGGAAAGAAATTATATCTAACCATACAATTAGTCAGTATGTCTTGTTTAACGAATTACAAACAGTTTGTTGGCGAGAAGATGATCCTGATAAGTTTAACGATTTGATTCCAAATGATATGACTGACGCAATAAGATACCCAATAGCGTATCATACAACAACGCCATATCAAATGAGAGATTTTAATATGAAAGGTGGTAATTGATTATGGGAAGTTCAACATCTTTAGATAGCACAATGAATATCGCTAATGAGATGACTCAAAGAGTCGGTTTTAACCCACAAGCGACATATCACCCCATAATTAGAGATACATTTTATCAATTAGTTCCAGCTGATATAAAGTTTTACTATTTTAATGCAATTCGTAGAGCGTTATATTGGTATCAAGGTTTTGTTCCAGAAATACATAACCCTAGTGTTGGTATTATGGCGACAGGCATTGGGAATGCTATTGTTAAAGAAGTTACTAAACTAATTATAGGTGGTAGAGCGTTTTTCGCTAATAAGTTTAAAGAGAAAAATCATAGCAAAACTATAAACGAAACATTAAAAAACTTTAATATATGGAGTGATGAATATTTATTCCAAAATACCATTAAGCAATTAGTTGAGTATGAAGTTGCTGGTGGAACTGCTGCTTTAGTATCTTATGTAAACGAAAATAGAGATTTATTTCCAATAGTTTATAGAATCGACCAATTTTTCTATGAAGTTGGCTTTGGTAATAGAGTTAATAAGTGGACAGGTTTTATAGGTTTTTATACAGCCAAAGTAAGTAATGGCGAAAACCGTAAAGCTGATGATGTTAATTTCTATCTAGTTGAAGAAAGATATTATGACGATAAATTACAACCAATGAAAAGAATTGCTATGAAACGTTCGACATCAAATCTTTCAACAGGTCAAAACTTCGATATTACAATGACAAATAATATGAGTTGGGAACAGTTGCCTAAAAATATTCAAAAATTAGTCAAGAGAGATTTTCCCGATATTAAAATTGGCGTTGAACAACCTATCAAGTTTACAAAAGACTTGGGCGTTGATATTGTAAGATTTACAACCGTTAATAGAGTGCCTGAAATCAAAATGGGTGAAAGTGCTTTATTAAATGTTATTAAGTATATGATAGATTATGAATACGCTGAAAGTGCGTTAGATACTGATATGTATAATGGTAGAGGTAAAATCTTGCTACCAGAACAAATGAGAAACCCTACTGATTCAGTTTATCAAACTTATTATAGTGGCTATGATAGTTTAATGTTTACTCGTATGCCTATGCTTAATGTTGAAGACCAAAAGCCTATGTCGATTCAATTTGAGTTAAGGGCTGATGAATGGCAAAAGATTAGAAACCAAACTGCTGAAAAGATAGCGTCTAGTATTGGCGTTGGTGGTAGCGATATATTCTCTTATTTAAGGGACGCAACAGGTTCTAGCAAAACTGCGACACAAATTGCTGATGAAACTAGAAAAACATTGTCTTTTGTTGAAGAAAAACGTGATATTCTTATGAATGATTTAGATCCGTTCTTTACTCGTTGGTGTGAATATTATGAAATGACAGACAAAATTAAAATCAAGTTTAGTTCTCAAAATCTAGTAAACAAAATGATTACCATTGATGAAATGAGAGCAAAAAGAGAAATTGGCGTATCTACATTCGATTTATTCAAAGAAGTTTACCCAGATAAAGACGATGAGCAAGTTCAAGAAATGGTAGATAGAAAGTTTACTGAACAAGAACGTATTAAAGATATGGAAACAAACGCTAATATGAACGCATTTGATACTCGTATGAGAAAGATTAACAACGGTAGAAAAGAGGGTGAAGGCATTAAAACACAAGAAACAAGCCCTGAAACTGCTAAAACCGAAGAAATTGAACTTGTTGAGTGATAAAATATGCCTAATTTATATGATAAAGTCGCCTTGCGTGAAGAATATCATAATAGATTCTTAGATTTACAATACAAAAGGCGTAAGAATAAAAAAGATTTTATAATAATTGCTTTGTTAATGATTTATTTTATGGAGTATTTTACTAACCCTACCACCGAAATTATTGAAACTAAAGCACCATTTATTTTGAAAATAAAAAACATCGACAAACCAAAAGTAGTAGTCAATGCTGTCGAGAGTGCTTTACAAGGTGAAGGAAAGTTAGCAAAACACATAGAAATATTTATTAAAAAGAACGATGAAGAAATGTCTTTCCTTACTAATATTATACCACAAAAAGAGCCAAAAATAAAGCAAATTAGCGAAAATCGTAAAGAGAAATATTATCAAAATCTTAACGAGCAAACTGATTTAGTAGAAGAAAATAATGATATTTCGCTTACTATGAATAAGTTTATATTAAACAAAAAAATGAAACAATGGAATACTCAAAGAGATAAACGAGTTAGAAAAACTACATTTCACAATGTGATAGATAGACAAACCGTGTTTATTGATGATTACTTTGAAGTTGCTGGTGCTAGAGCATTATTTCCAGCGCACAACACATTACCACCTTACGAAAGATTAGGGTGTAGATGTTATTTAACCTATTATTAGGAACAAGGGCTTTATGCCTTATCATAAATGCACAAAAGCGGTTAGCCGATTACAAGGCGAAAAGTTCAAAGAATAAGTAGCTTTGAATCTAATCCGTTAGTCGTTAGTAGTAAAGGAGTGATTTTGATGTTCAAATTATTTAAGAAAAGAGGTAATACTATGCAAGATGAAGTTAAAGTTGAAGAAACTAAAACTGATGAAGCAGTAGAAACCAAAGAAGAAACAAAGGTAGAAGAAACTTTGGAAACAAAAACAGAAGAAACAAAAGTGGAAACTAAAGTTGAGCCAAAGGCAAACGATAGTGAAAGCCAAGAAAAAACTATTGTTGAAGAAAAAGTTGACTTTACTGAACAAATTAACGCTTTATCTATTAAGTTTGATGAAAAGATTGCCGAAATTGATAGCAAATATACCAAAGTGCTTGAAGAAAAAGACAAAACCATAGCCGACTTAACAAAAAAAGTCGAAGAATTAGAAAGAACAGCACCAAATATGGGTGTTTTATCAAAAGCAAAGGGCGAAAATACATTAGATGAAAGAGATATTCAGCGTAAAAAAGTCGTAGATAGTTATTACGGTAACTAAATTAAAATTATAAGGGAGTGAAAAATTATGGCTTTTGCAACATTTACAGGAGTTAACGATACCGCTTTACACGTGGCTGTCAGTGAATGGATCATCGAAAGATTAGTCCAAGACAATTTATACCGCGATAAGTTAGGTATTACTCAAATCACAACAAAAGATGTTGGAGCAGGTGGAGTTCGTGTTCCAAAGGTAAAACCATCTACAGGAACTTGGAGAAAATTAGGAGCAACAACCAATGGAAATTGGTTTAATAGTGGAACTATTGGGGCTATCGGTTTAGATGAAGAATTCGTTGAATTACTTTATGTCTATGATATGCCTGAAGATGTTCCTGTATCACAACAAAAACTTTCACTTGGCGGTTTGTCAAGCGTAGAAGTTAGAGCAAAAGAAATTGGCAAGAATATTGCTGTTGGTTTAAATGCTGGAACAATGGCACACCAATTAGCAGCAGTTATCAACGCAGTTATCACAGCTTCGTCTGAAACTGATAGAATTTATACTTACGTTGCTGGTGCAACAGATTCAACAAGTATTTTATCAAAAATCTTAACAATGAACGCTAAACTTGATGATGGCGATGGAACTTATCATCACTATTTCCCAAGAGAAGGTAGAATTCTCTTGTTAAGGCCAGCGGCTATTGCTGAAACAAGAACTAAAGGTTCTGTTATTATCGGCGGTTCAAATTATGCACAAGAAATGTTAGCAACAGGAGCTATTGATCCTAGCGTTGATGTTTTACCAGAAGTTCATAATGGTTATGTAGGTATGCTTGATGGCGTTCCTGTATACAAAGCAACATCAAAATTATGGACTGAAGCTGAAAAATGGTTAGGCGCAAGTGCTGGTTATTTAGATAACATAGCAGGAATTATGTGTTCACATATCGCAACAGGTAGAGGACACGCATTCCCAGACCAAACAAAAGTTATTGATTCAC